TGCAGGAACTTTTGTTGATATTGATTTTACAAGTGGCGGTGCAACTGACGGATATTTTGAAGTTCAATCTGTACCAAGTAGCAGTACTTTTACTGTTACAGCATCATCCAGTGCAACAATATCAAGTAGCAACTGTAATATTGGAGCAGGATTTACTAAGTTCAATACACTTGCCAATGGAACATTTATTGGTCGAGGATTTAGATTTAGATGTCAAATGGATTCAGATGACCCTGCACAATCTATCGAAGTAGATCAACTTGGTTATACAGCAGAGCTTGATAGCAGAACTGAAACTGTAAATACTGCAATAGCATCTGGAACTTCAAGTAAAGCAGTTACGTTCCAACACGCTTTCTTTACAGGAACTTCTGAGCTTGGAGGATCTACTTCTGCTTACCTGCCTAATATAGGAATTACGATAGAAAATGCCCAATCAGGAGATTTCTTTGCCTTGTCTAGCATTTCTGGAACGGGATTTACTATTGATATAAAGAATGGCTCTAGTTTTGTTAATAGAAATTTCAAATATGCTGCAACTGGATTTGGGCGTGGTAGTTAGAGTTGAATTAAGATATACTTAAATAAAAAATTGGATTAGGTAATGGCTACTCACGATTATGTTATAGATAACTCCACTGGAGCTAATGTCCGAACTGATTTAAATAATGTATTACAAGCAATATTAACAAATAACAGTTCTGGTTCTGCTCCTAGTACCACCGCTGCATATATGCTTTGGGCTGATACAAGTAATAATATTTTAAAAATGCGTAATTCAGCAAATGATGGCTGGATTGATCTAAGAACACTAACTGGTGGTCTAACTTCTGCTGCTGATGCAACAATAAATTCTATAACTATAGGTAAAGGTGCGAACTCTGTTGCTGGTAACACTGTTCTTGGAGAAAGTGCTCTAGATGCTTCTGTTTCTGGTGGAAGTAATACTGCAATAGGAAAAAGTGCATTAACAACATTAACTTCTGGAACTAGAAATGTTGCGGTTGGAGATGCTTCTGGAGATGCTATTACTACAGGAGATGACAATATTGCAATAGGAGTAAATGCGTTAGGAGCTACAACTACTGCAAATGGAAATGTTGGTATTGGAACAAGTGCTTTACTTGCAAGTACAACAGGGGGAAATACAGCAGTTGGTTATTTTGCATTAAAAACACAATCTGGTACTGATTGCATAAATAATACAGCAATCGGAAGAGAGGCTCTTGAACTTAATACAGAAGGTGGATTTAACACTGCGGTAGGTAGAGATGCTTTAGAAAATAATACTACGGCAGATAACAATACTGCTGTTGGTTATAACTCTTTAAACGCAAACACAACTGGAGCAAACTTGGTAGCTGTGGGAGCTAATGCTTTAGATGCAAACACAACTGCAAATAATAATACTGGTATTGGAGTAAGTGCTTTAGGAGCAACCACAACTGGTGGACAAAACACTGGTATTGGTAAAAATGCGTTACTTCAAAATACAACTGGTACGAACAACACTGCTGTAGGTTTTGAAAGTTTATATACTCCTACAACAGCCGCTAACAACACTGCTGCTGGTTATAGGTCTTTATATTCAACTACAAGTGGGCAACAAAATACAGCAAGTGGTAGTCACGCATTAAATGCAAACACAACTGGAAGTTCAAATAGTGCATTTGGTAATCAAGCTTTAGAAGCAAACACAACCGCTAGTAATAACACAGGTGTTGGTTTTGAAGCGTTAAAAGCAAACACCACTGGCGGTCAAAACGTAGCAGTTGGAACAAATGCCTTGGATGCTAACACTACTGGAGGTTCAAACATAGCCGTTGGTCATCATGCCTTAAGTGCAAACACAACTGGAGATTATAACATAGCGATTGGGCGAGAGTGTTTAGAAAAAAACACTACTGCTGATAAAAACACTGCTGTTGGTTATCACGCATTAGAAGAAACTACAACTGGCCAGGAAAACGTAGCAGTGGGGGCTGAAGCTTTAGAAGATAACACTACAGGAATAAGAAATGTTGCCGTAGGTCATAATGCTTTAGCAAATAACACAACGGCAGATAGAAACGTAGCTGTTGGCAGATCATGTATGAGTTCCAATACTGAAGGACATTCCAACGTGGCAATGGGATATTTTGCATTGCAGCAAAATACAACTGGAGATTATAATGTCGCAATTGGTTCTGAAGCCTTAGATGCTAATACTACGGGCAATAATAATGTTGCAATAGGAAGAAACGCTTTGACAGTAGCTACTACAGCAAATAGTAATACTGCTGTTGGATATAATTCAATGAGACTTAACACCACAGGTACACAGAACGTTGCATTGGGGGCTAATGCTTTAGATGCAAATACTACATCAAATGACAACACTGCGATTGGTACAAATGCACTTAAATCTAATACTACAGGCGATAATAATGTAGCATTAGGAACAAATGCAGCAGATAGTATTACAACAGGTTCTCGTAACGTTGCAATCGGTTCACAAGCATTAGCTTCATTTACTACATCAAATGATACTATCGCTATTGGTTATCAAACTTTAGATGCTCAAACTACTGGCTCTGGTAATACCGCAATAGGTGTTAGTGCTATGAGTACTGCCACTACAGGACAAAATAACGTGGCAGTGGGTAATGCATCTTTATTTTTACAAACTACACCAGACAGAAATACAGCAGTAGGAAAAAATAGTGGTTACAACATAACAACAGGTTCAGAAAATTGCATAGTTGGCTATCAAGCTATGTACAACAGCACAACAGCATCAGATTGTGTTGCTATGGGGGATCATGCCTTAGCGAATTGTAGCTCAGGAACTCATGCTACGGCTATTGGAAGAGAGGCTTTGCTAGCTAATACAACAGCCGAAGGAAACACTGCTGTTGGTTCAAAAGCTTTAAAAAATGCAACAACTGGAGTTTCTAATGTAGCTATAGGAAGAGAGGCAGGGGATACGATCACAACAGGTGCAGATAACACAATGTTAGGTAGACATGCAGATGCAAGTAACTCTGCTGTTAGTTTTGAAATTGTTGTCGGTTCAAATCTTACTGGTAAAGGTGGCAATACTGCTTTTATTGGTGGAACGAATGGTGTTTTTAGTGCAATAAACAGTTCTACTTGGAATACTACATCTGATGAAAGAATAAAGAAAAATATTGTTGATAATAATATTGGTTTAGAAAAAATAAATCAAATTCAAGTAAAAAATTTTGAATATAGAACACCAGAAGAAGTAGATTCAAGCTTACCATCGCACGCTGCTATTAAAAGAAAAGGTACACAGCTTGGCGTTATAGCTCAAGAAATTAAAAAAATCTTACCAGATGTTGTAGAAGAGATGTCTACAGGTTGTCTCACAGTAAATCCTGATAACATTACATGGTACTTAGTAAATGCTATAAAAGAGTTATCCTCAAAAGTCACAGCCCTCGAAGCAGGGTAAACTGTAAACAACTACTATTTTATTATGATAGAAAGAACCTCAGATGAAATTGCAGCTATTTTTTCTGCTGCTGGCGATAGCGTAACTGTAATTAATGCAGATGCAAGCTATTCAGCATATAAAACAAGAACAGGATCAGATTACACTGAAGATGAATGGAAAAAAATGATGCAAAGAAACGTAGAGCATCTTGAAATTATCAAAACTTACAAAAAAGTTGATGATACAACATCTATCTGGACATCTGAAGATTTTACAGCTATAGATGCTGCTATTACTGCTGGTAAAAAACTCTACGCTTAAATTATGAACCTCAAAGAAAAATTACAGCAACTTGCACAAGAAAGACAAAACTTACAAGTTGCAATAATAGAAATTACTGGTGCGATGAAGATTTTGGAACAGCAGATTCTTGAAGCTGAACCCGAATCAACCCAGCCATCAGATATAGAGGCATCAACCCCACAAGAAGCAACAGCACCATCAGAGTAAGTGGTGCTACCATTTTATTAAGAACTTCTTTGACCATGTTTCAAAAAATCGCAAACATTTTGAGTATTATCTCATTTGTAATGGTAGCTTCTATGAGTGGTGGAACGTACTTTGCATACAAATATGTAACATCAGAACATTTTAAATCAAGAGTTATGAATGAGATCCTTGATAACGTATCTGGAATGATGCCAAAAGTATTAGATCAAGGTTTACCAAAAGTAACTGGTCCATCTATGCCAATTATTAAATGAACTGCTGGCACTGTAAAACTGAATTAATCTGGGGTGGAGATCATGATATGGATGGAGAGGATTATCCAATAATGTCTGGAGAATATAGCATGGTTACTAATCTTTCTTGTCCTAAATGTAATTCTTTTGTAGAAGTTTATCTTCCTAGAGATGCCTACGATTGATATACCTGATATAAATATTCCTGAGATATACATTCCAGACGTACCACAACCATATAGTCCTCATTATTTAACTATTACAAAACCGCCAGATATTGATGTGCCTGGTTGTACCTATCAACATCGTGATATAAAAAATACTGGTAATCGTAATTTATTATTGGAAGATCCAAATGGTGTATAATGAACCACCGCCCTTACCAGAAACAGAGCAGCCAAAAATTCCTCCACCACCTGACCCTCCCCCACCAGATTTTCCTCCCTGCCCTGGTAAAAACGATCAAAGAGTAGGAGATTTTCGTAACGATAAAAAGTTAGAACGTGTTATCGGGCATGAAAGAGGGCAAGATGGAAGTGAGTGTATAACTCTCTATGAAGCAGTTGAGTGGAAAGAACAATACATTCCGTCTGCTCCACAGTTTGTTGGGGTTTTTAGCCTTGCTTTGGTTGGTGCTTCTGCACCACTTGTACTTCAGCTTGTACGGCCAATAGTTAAACAAGTCGTGACAAAGTTGACTAAAAAGAAAAAAGGTAAGTAGAATAGTACATAAGCATTGCATACTTAGTAGCCTCCACTCGAAAGGGTGGCTGTGAGCCTAAGACCGATGCTTTTTTAGACAAGTGGATACCCGTAGCTTGTCTATTCTATTTTGTGAGTATGTGGGATAACTTGATTTGGTGGGATATTAACTTCAATATTTTGGCAAGTAACTGCTTCTGGTGTGTCAGATTTAAAGGTCACTCCAAGCTTCGCTTGTTTTGCACACATCTCTAAACGATAAAGGCTAATTTCCATTTTAGTTTTCTTTATCAGCAATCTTTGAGCTTCAATATTTACTTCTGTCGCTTCGTGGCAAAGGGCTGGTGATTTACCTAACGGAATATTAAATTGAGCAGATATTCCATAATTTAAATTGAAATTGTCTTTTTCAAATCTAGGTATTTCAGAATAATATTTTATCTCTCCAGTATCTTCATCATAAATTGGTGTTCTAGTAATGTATTCTTTGGGTCGTGCAAAAGACCAACTATCTGTTAAGTAAGGTGTAATTGTAAGGCTAGGTGAAGCACAGACTATACCCTGACTCATTCTGTAAGATGGCATAGCTGATGGAGTTATCATCGTTGCATTATTATTTACAACACCTTGAGCATTAGAGCTAGGACTTGCAACTGTTGTATTCGCCAAAACCCTTGCAGGGCAAAGGATTATAGCTACTGCCCAAATGTAGTTGTAGTTTCTGTTGTGGTGCTTGTAGTTATTTGGCGAGTTATAGTCGTGCTTGTATCTAGTCCTGGTGTTATTAGAGTTTCTTGGAGCGAAAAGGCTGCTCCATCTGTGTTTATTGACCAACGAGGTATAGCTTCTAAGTTTGGTGAAGTCCAATTAAAATTTACTCCTCCAACTGTTTGTTCATTCGTAGTCGTAGGAGTAGGGTTGATATATCCCGTTTCAGATTTGATATTATGTCCTGATGCTGAATATGAGTATCCTGTCCGATATTGATGGCTCGTGATCGTTTCATTAATTATTGATTCAGATGTGCTAGATGTTGTAGAGCTTCCTGTACGAAACTGCGGAACTACAGGAACAGCAAAGGCTCTTACTGGTAATACTAATAAAACTAGCAGCCAAAGTCTAGTCAATCGTAATAGTGACTTTAGTAGATCCTATACAAGATGTACCCGACCCACCTGCGGTACAAGTATGGACTCCAGAACTCAATGACGTTAAAGCGAGAGATCCAGCAGTACCGCCTGATCCAATAGTAGTCTGACCACCTAATACTGGTAATGATGCAATGCCCGAACTAGGAGTTACAGCAGATGGTGTGGCATCACCCATTATTACCGACTCAGTTTTTGAGAACGAAGATCCTGCTGTTGTAATACTTGTATCTGTTTGTATCATCGCTGGAACGCCATTACTTAACGAACCAACATTGATCCCACCAATTTTTCCTGATGTTGTGGTATCTCCTACAGTTACAGATGGTGTAATATTATTTCCACTTAATGAATATGTAGTTCCTACCTTATTTGTAACAACATAAGGCATATCTACAGTTATCTGAGCAGAAGTAACAAACTCTTGTTTTATATCAGCAAGTGCAGCAGAGGGTAAGAATAGAAGTAAAGCAAACAGTTTTTTCATTTGATTCCTACGTTAGTGTCCTTATTATCTACTATCTTAGCAGTATTTCCAGGTTTCTTTTTGTTAACGGAGATACCATAGCTGCCTAAAACCCCACTGGTCAAGCCAGCTAAGAACGCTCCATCATTGCGAATCTTATCCATGTATCCAAGAGTCATCATTGCAAGCGACCAGCAAAGAATCATAAATCGAACACCGTGACCAAAAATTTCTCCCCAATCTGTACCTTCTTTTTCTTCTTGTTCTTCAGCCATAAAAGTAAAGATTCTTGTCCAATACTAGCATTTTAGCTATGTTTGGGAAGTAACACATATTTATTCCATGTATAAGATTCTAAAACCAATCTTAATGACCTTTTTAACAACAACTGCTGTAAAAAGATTGGTCGTAGATTTGTTAAAATCAATCGCAAAACAAACTACAAATACTTTAGATGATAAAGCAGTTGCAATTTTAGAAAAACAACTTTTTCCTCCAGCATGAAAATCACTAAATTTCTCAATATTGACATAGAGCCAGCACCTATGGAGATGCAATTAGAAGTTGAAATGCAATGTCGAGAAATTATGAATACTAATGATTTAGATGGATTAAAAAGATATTGCACTCATCTTATTAGAAAAAAATTCGATCAAGATATTTTTATGGCTTCATTATTAAACAGATTGATAGAGCTAGAAGCTAATCGTGTTGTAGCCGAAATGAGAAAAGAAAAACCTAAACCTAGACATCCTTTGAAAAAGTTTTTTCGTATTCGTTAAGATATTTTCTTTCAAAATCCTTGACTACCATAGAGTCAGTCTTATCAATCTCAAAATTAAACTTTAGAATTGCCGTACGAATATGCTCTGCTACCCATCTTCCCTGTTCTGTTACGACTTGAGCTTTATTTCTTTCGTTGATAAAAACGTAATGGTCATAACCTTTTAGTTCTACATCTAAAAGATTTTTTTCTAAATCCTTACGTCTTATTTCTTTCAAGCGTCTTAATTTTATTGAATCACTCATTTTTCTTTTTAATTGAATTAAGAATCCTAGAAAGTGCTCTACCTTGTAATCGGTTTTGAATTGCCCTGTTCCAGTTTTCCTGATCTTTTTTCAATGCTTCATCATACACTTCTTTATCAATCTTGTCTTGTAAAAATTTATAAACAACATCTCTTATCCAAGAAGTAGGTTTTATTTTCAATTTCGTACGAATGTAGTCATCGAATAGTTCTCCTCTGTTTATATCTATAAGAACGTGATAATACTTTTTGTTTCCGTGAGGTTTCTTGCCAGATTCAGCCATGAATATCTTTTTAATTTATACTATCACATTCTCATTGTATTAACTTTTTGTTTCCCAGGCTTTAATTAATCGTTCCAATTCAGCAATTCGTTGTTTCGCAGCTTCGATTCTTTGTTGGGTTGTCATAGATTCTGATTGTATTAATGTTAATTAGTGTTTCTTCTGGGGAGAGTGACTGAAATTGTCCCATTCTCTATAATCCCGTTCCAAGACTTGAGTTTGGTATGGGACAAAGGTATGGGACAAGTAAAGTTGTCCTACGCTCCAGAAACAATGGGACAATCTATTTTGTCTCACACAGTTGTCCCACTGAAATCTATTGGTACGACTACGATTCTTCTAATGGGACAAGATATGCACCCTCTC